ATAATAAGAATTGGTTTATCTACGAGTGCAAAACCGCGCTCACCTAAGTAAGGTACGTTTGAATCTAATGTCTCAACATCAAGAGAAATATTATTTTTTGTTAAAAAGTCAAAAAGGAGAGTGTTTGCATCTGGTATACCTACAGTCTGAGAGGATTCAGTTTCAGGTTTTACCTTGTTCGGAGTATTAACATCCTTAGCCATGTTTTATTTTACCATATTTATTCTTCGTCTGTTTATCGTTTCTATATTAATCTCCATTAAACGAATTTCTTTCTCTCGTTTATCAAGTTCTGCCTTAAAAACATCTAAAGATTTTTGCTGTGTATTTAACACATTTATTTTTTTGTTCGCTCTTGCTTCAATTTCTAATAAATGAGCTAACTTACCCTCATTAATCTTAATTTCTTGCTCTCTTTTCCTTAACTCTTCTGTAGTATTCATAGCTTTATTGAGTAATAAATTTGCTCGTTTCTCTTTTTCACTTATGTTATATGAAACACGGTTAAACTCGTCATATTTTTCTTTTAATTTTTCTTCTCGTTCATCTAAACTTTTTGCTAGTGCCGAAAGTGTATTGCTTTTTTTTACTAATGTAGTTTTAACCTTTTGTATATCTTTGCTTTCCGATTTAAGTTTAATTTCCTCGTATTTAACCTCATTCTCACGATCTTCTAAGCTAGAAATATACTTAGAAATATTGTCTTTAATTTTATCTATTTCATCCATATTTAGCGTTTAAAAGGAATAATTCCAACTCCGATAACATCTTTAACAAAAGTAGCTGCACCACTTGGACTTACAGATGCGGAAGAACTAAATGACGATGACGGTGATACAGAACGACTTTGTGATGAAGAAGGAGAAACAGAAGCAGATGGTGATTGAGATCTACTTGCTGATGCCGAAGGACTAAATGATGTACTTGGACTTACTGAACGACTTGCAGAAGCTGAAGGTGAGGTACTAGCACTAGGTGACACGGATCGGCTGGCTGAGGCAGATGGTGATGCGGAAGAACTTGGTGAGGTTGATGCAGATACAGAAGCAGATGGGCTAGTTGACGCACTAGGACTAACCGATCTACTAGCTGACGCTGAAGGGGACACAGATGCGCTTGGTGATATTGACCTACTTACACTTGATGATGGGGATACAGAACTGCTTGCAGACGCGGAAGGTGAGACAGATGCTGAAGGTGACAAAGAAGCTGAGGCTGAAGCGGATACGGATGAGCTACCCGTGGCAGCTGCAACTATCTCAATAGCGATACCACCTAACGCAGCAGCTACTCCAGAGAGTGAAGCATCGACAGTTGTATCATTTGTCGATTTCCATTCTGACATCATCGCTAAGGTGTTCTCCCCTGATGCAATGTCATTAATTTCAGCTAATTGAGTGAATCCACTTCCTACTGTAAAAGCAAAATCAGTTCCGTCATTTGTAAACACTCCGTATGTTGCGTTATCTGCTGAAGAAAAAGCCGCCAATGTAGCTGTAATTGATGTGCCAGTAGCTCCTCCTAAATGAGGAGCCGCTGTTACTGATTGTGCTATTGCACCGCTTCCATTAGTACCAGATGTATCAACCGTCGAAGCTTCGTCTATAATCCAAACACAATTAGTTTGGGTTTGTCCTCCGAAGTCAAAAGTAACTGCTCCTGATGAAGGACTTGCCCCCATTGCTCTAAATGTAGTTTTTCTTTTTTGTGTTCCAGTATCGTCAAAAATAACTGACTGAACAACTACCCATGTCAAACCACATCCTGAGGCTGTTGGTTCGTTTGGCGCTGCTGCCGCCATTCTAGTAGAGACAGTAGCAAGAATAAGACAATTTGAAGTCGGTGTTATTGAGGCTGTTGTATACGAGGTAGCATCGGTATTATCTATACCAGATGTTTTGTTTACAATTGATATACCTGGCCCAACACTTGGTGATGCAGAAGCAGAAGGACTAATACTCGCAGAAGGTGAGACTGATCTACTTGCAGAGGAGCTTGGTGATGTACTGGCAGAGGGTGATACAGATCGACTTGCTGATGCACTCGGAGAAAGAGATGCTGAAGGAGACAATGAACGTGAGGCAGAGGCAGAAGCGGAAGAACTTGGAGAGAGTGATGCACTTGGACTAAGGCTAGGAGAAGGTGAACTTGATGGAGTCAAATCAGTAAAGATTAACCAAGACAAAGCTCCGTCTTCACCATTAGTACCTCCTGTACAGGTGACTGCCGTTGCGGTTAGGGCTGTAGTTCTAGTGGCTGTCGTAAATCTAAGATTCCCAACGTCAGCATCAATATCCTCAGTAGCGTTAGCCCACGTTTTTGCAACTGTATCAGTAGCCCCTACGGCAACTGCTATAAACCCTCCACCTGATGCGATTGTAATAGCTCCTGTTGTAAGTGGATCTGTAGCATCCATATCTGTTGAGCCATCACCGCCTGCAGAAGAAAAAACACCATCAACTACTGAATAAACAGCAATGTGATTTTGAACATTTGAAGGATTTGTAGCTGAATATGTGACTTTAATAGTAGCTGTCGTCCCTGTTGGAACAGCCAATCTAAATGTTCGAGCAAACATTCCACCAAGGTTTCCCAATGTCCCAGCCGTCATAGCTGTAGCCCCTGATCCGTAATCTATAGTACAAGCGCTTGGAGTAGAGCTTGCTAATTCGGTTCCAACTAATACGACAATTATTCTGTCTGGATGTGCAGTACCTATGGAAACGCTCGAATAAGTAGCTACATTAGATGTAGCGGTTACACCCGCGGGATTTGCTGTCTGAGTAATTGATACTGCCATACCCTAAGTATAAAGCATTAAAATTTTTTATTATTAAACGGAGACAATTGCGTATTGAATGCTACCTTTAATGGAGCATGTAACAGTGTCAACGTGAAGTGCCTTATTAGTTCCTACTTTCCATAGCGGCATTGTAAAGTTCCCAGATGGTGGTAAACCTAATCCACTTGTGAGTGTAAAATTCATAACTCCCGTAATAGGGGTATTGTCTGATTCTTGTATGCTAACCGTTCCGTCAGCTGTACTTAATGTGAACTGAATACCGTACACCCATATCTGTTCAGAAGCGCCTGGTGATCCTACTAAAACTTGATCTGCTTTATTAGCAGCGGAACTAATAGCTGCATTTGTATACGAAACAACAACGGGACTACCTGGACCACTGAGAGAGGCATCTAAAGCACCAGATTTGTCTATTAAAGATACTCCTAGAGAATTCGACCCAGATAACTGAAATATTGTAGCGCCGAGATCTACTACTAGTTCTCCGTTGCTATTAAGAAGTGGTGAAGTAAATTGGCCATCAGTAAGTGATATTGTTCCTGATCTAAACTGATAAAGACCCGTGTATTGTGATGTTGTCATAGCACATTAAGCAGCGACTACTTGTCCGTCAGAGCTTAGTGGCTGCCAGAAACAATAAAAGTCAATGACACCCGCTGTAATATCTGCCGTAGCTACTACTCCATTTATATCAAGTCCACCGCCGATACCGTGGACTTGAGGAGTAAACCCTTCACCTAATACTGAAGTTGCATCGTGCCAAAATTCATTTACTGCAAGTGTTGTCGCATCTGCTACTTGAGGAATAAGAATCGCAGTATTGTTTGGTATACCAACTTCAATAGTTCCCGCACCAACAAGAGTCGTTTTAACAACCCCTGCAACCCAAACCAAAACGTCACCTGTTACTGTAAAAATTGGAAAGGTAGCAAGTGATCCATCCTTATCTCCAATAGCATTTGATGTACCACCATCAAACGTAATGCGTTTTGAAGCCATAAAAGGAAGAATACCGTGAGAAAACGGTTTAAAATTAGCGTCTATTGGAAGGCCTGCATTATAGTTCATATATATAAAAACCACCCTGTTTGGGTGGAGTAATAAATCCAAAATAATTATAACATATCAAACACTAATTCTTTTAAAGAAAGCGTCATACATACCTGAAACTGTCTCAGTACTGTATTTTGATATAGCTCGATCTCTAATATATTTTTTATCAAGATTATCTAGTTGTGGTACACAATTAAGCATTTCTTGTAACGTATTACATAAAAATCCTGTTTTCCCGTGCTCAATTGTTTCTGTAAACGCACCCCAAGGGGTCGCAATAACTGGCGTTCCACAAAGCATTGCCTCAACAGCTACACCACCAAATGGCTCTACATACATTGTAGGTGATAGAAGGGCCTTAGCGTGGCTCATAAGCTCTCCCCGCTTCTTTTCATCAGCGTATCCAACCCATTCAATGTTTTCTCCCTCCACTGGTATAGCACCAGCCACTTTAACTTTGTGACCTGCTGCGGCAAAACTAATAACAGCGGCTAAACCTTTCTCAGGAATAGGACGTGCCATAAAAAGAAAGTAATCGTCTTTTTTCTCTACAAAAGGGAAGTCTTTAACCTCAAAATAGTTTGGTATGACGGTACAATTACGTCTTTCCCAATCTGGAATAGATACGCGCCCATACGTGTGATGCATCCACGCATAACTTTCAAACACCTTATACGCTGTATTCCATATACCGTAGTATCCAATACCATACTCAACGTGCTTGTGTTCAGGAAACGCTTTTTGTATCTCTTGCTGTGTATTACCTGTTAAATACAAAATAAGGTCATTCGGCTGAAGTCTTTTCTTTAATTGACTAATAACGTTGTCATTAAAAATCTTCCATATAGGTAATTTTCTATCAAATGGCATTTTATATATAGCACCTTCCTTGTACCATTCTTCATCACCTAAGAAGTATTTTTGTTGTGCAGTAGTAATACAGGTAACAAGTTCAACTGGAGTGTCATTTTCGTCGTTGGCATATACATATATTTTGTATTTGTCTGCCATCATTTCACAAAACTTTCTTGTTTTTTCTGTAAAGGCGCAGTTGTTATACTTTCCTTTCTTGAGGCCAGTGTGAGGTAAATTTACGACGTGTAGCGTAGGTTTCATTGTATTATTTGATAACAGCGTACCAACATTCACTAAAACAATTCTCCATATCAATATGTTCAACAATGCCTTCTACGCCAAACCATTCGTTAAGTTTCTCTGTAGTTAAGATATGGAGATGTAAGTCATCAGCTGGAACATTAATCCATTCAAATACTCGTATCTCATTAACAATATTTTTTAAATTATCCACAATCTTTTGAGGATCTTCCGTGTGCTGCAATAAGTTGTAACATAGGGCCATATCCCATTTAGGTGATTGAGCGATCATAGTTTCAGCTTTGCCAGATTCGTAGTTAATATTAGCGTCTTTGTATCTCTCCTTAATCCAATTAGGCGCTTTTTCAATTAATGGATCGATAACTAGCGCATTTTTTAAATTAACACCTTTTAAGAGGATAGAATCCCATCCGCCACCCACATCAATAACACTTTTGTTGTCAAAATCGATATTAAACCAAGGATTAACAGACAGTTTCATACGCGGAGCGTAAATCTTTAATTGTTTTGTGTTCTCTAAATAGAAGTTATGTCGAAGTAAATCATGGAATTTAAACTCTTCTTGTTGTGCGTCAGACCACTGTGACATGGCCGATTATAGCACTTAATAACTACCCGCGGTTTGAGTAGTAAATGGATAATTGAGTTGTACGTCAATGTTTGCACCTGTTACAGAAGATGCACCTCGTGAAATTGCTCCATAAATGATATCGCCAGTGACTACTAAATCGTCAACTGAACCAGTTACTGAACTAATAAAGAGTTGTGCATTGTCAGCCACTGCGTTTCCAATCTTTCCTGATGCCTTACCGTAAATCTGGAACCATCCCCATGTAGATGCGACATTAGCTGCCAAAGCCACTGCAGCACTTCCAACTGAGGTAGTAGTTAAAAGAGTAGTTACATAAAGTTCGTCAAAACTTACCCAAGTACCTGCTGCAACAGAAGCTACACCAGCTAAAAAGATATATTCGTTTCCTGAAGCATCACGTCCTCGTGTTCCCACGGTAAACTTAGCAGTTGTATAAACAGTTGTTAATTCGGTTGAAGTAAGACTTTTAATACCGAGTTTTGTAGAAAAATCTACAGACTTCTTAGTATTTAAGCCATTCTGTGCTACTCCTGGTAGACCTCCCTGATCTTCTATATTCCAAGGCATATTAGTAAGCTCCTGCCAATTGCGTAATGTAAGGATAGTTCAATCTAACAGCAACTCCTGCACCTGTTACTGATGAGGTTCCGTTCCAGATCATTCCGTGGATCAAATCTCCAGTAACTACCAAGTCATCTGCTGCACCTGTTACTGAACTTGCGAAAGCTGGAAGATCACCTGATACTACGTTTCCGTTGTTAGCTGTAGCGTTTCCATAGATTTGATACCAACCGTATGTACTAGCAACTGTTGCTGCCATAGCTACTGCTACTGGTCCAACTGCTGTGTTAACAAGTCGTGCAGTTGCATATGAACTATTAAAGGTAACTAAATCGTTAGCAGCTGTGGATGCGACACCTTGCAAGTAAATGTACTCGTTCTTTCCAGTTCGGATTCTTGTTCCGAGAGGGAATTGCAAAGATGTAGATACAACTGTTAATGCTTGTGCTGGTACTAGTGCTGTTCCTTCCATATTTATATATTAGATATCCAACTTTCCCATCGTCCCTGGCGTCGTGGTTGGAATGACACGAGCTGACCTGATACCCAAAGTCTTTCGATAGTTCCACCCTGTGTTGGAAGTGGAAGTCGTGATTGATAGAAAAATCCGTTAAAGTCACTAGGCTTCATTGAAACTTGTCCTTCTTTAGTTGCTTTACCAAGATTTACTGGTCTCAAGAACTCGGTTGGACTCTTTGCATCTCCATACCAGTCAAGGTAGTTAAGGTTAAGAACATAACCCTTACCTGCAGCGATAGATTTGTCTCGTGCAATTGGAATACCTCGATAATCAAGTGTTGAGAATCCCATACCCATACCATCTGCCTTTTGTGCCATTGGGAACATACCTCCTACAGGCATTGTCTTGTATTCGTGTCGTACAGTTGGAAGATAAAGACTTTCAATCAAGTCAAAACCTTCAAATGTAGTGAAGATGTTCGTAGGTGATTCCTTTGGACCAGTATCAGATACTGAACTAACGAGTGATGCGAGAGCTGACAAAGAACCTCCAGTTGCAAAACTTTCATCCTGTCCACCAAGAGTTGGATATGTTGATCGTGATGCTCCTCCAATTGTTCCGTACGTTACTCCATCATCAGTAATAGCATCCAAACCAACGATTGATGTACCACCAGTCAAAAGCAAAGCGTTCAAACCTTGCAATGTTTCATCTACAACGTCTTCCATTTCAAAAGCATCAAAATCAATACTTGAATCGTATTGTCGTCCAAACATTTCAGTGAAGAGCTGAGTCTTAGGCATTTGAGCCAAACCTCGGTTAAACTGCATCTGGATAGTTACATCTTCAGGTGAAGAATTAAGTGCTTCAAGACCTGCAACTTCTTGGAATTGTGTTCGTCGTGCAATCTTTACAGTTTTCAAGAGAGTATGTCGATCAAAATTCTTAGCTCTGAAAAGCAAGTGTGATGCGATTGTTGTGGAGTTTAAAATTGCGTCAACAACAGTTGCCAATTCTTTTTCGTAATTGAAATGGTTTACTCTGTTGCCGTATGTGAATCCTTCTGCTGCCATATATTTTATTTTTATAAAACAAAAAAACCACCCCGTTCGGGTGGATTAATTAAGTCCTATGAGTGAATTATTATACAAAAAAAATACGCTGTCAAGAGTATCTTCAAAAACCAAACCGAGCCTTTCTATTCTTTGATACATCTTCGTAATCATAATCTTCACTATTTGAGTTCGTTGGTGATGTTCCACCAAACACTGGAGCATCTGCACCAGATGGTTTTTGATTAAGGAATTTCTGTGCTGTTCGATAAAGAGAATTGCTTTTTCCTTCCTGTTTCATTTTCATATGAGTAGCAATTAACTCGTTATATGTTTTCAAACCAGGATCTTTCTGCTCTTCAGGCGTAAGTTCTGAAAATACTTTACCTTCCTTTAATTTAGCCCGTACAGAATCTGATAAATCAGGTACAACGCCATCGGCGACTAAGTCTTGCCATTCAGCCGTAAGTCTACCTAGTTCCTCTTTTCTTTGACTTTCGTTTCTTTCAGATTCAGCTCTTTGTAATTCTTCCCGAGCCTTATTTTGTGCAGCTAACTCTTCTTTAATAATCTCTCTAGATCGTTGTTCAGCTTTGGCTACTGAATCTCTCTCGATAGAATCATGAAGTTCATCCCACGTCTTAGGACCATTTTCACCATATCGGCTTTCTTTTTGAGATATAGAACCAATAAGAGCATTTTTTAATTCTTCGACTTTTGCGGCAGCGATCTCACTAGCTCGTGCTTCTAATTGTGATTGAGTAATACCTGAAGTTTGGGGATCGACAGATTCATCTTTAATCTTCACCTCATAAATAGGGTCTGTCATGTATATATTTTACACTAATAGTGTGTATAGTCAAAATTTCCTTAATAAAGGTTTTCCCACGTTTTCTAATCGTTGCATCTGTTCTGGTGAAATGAGCCCACGAAGGTTTGCAACCATCGTCTCGATTGGGGTAGATGATACTATTTTTGATACACTATTTTTTGAACCTGTTAGTGTTTTCCTAAACATATCCATAATGCGTCCAGTCTCCTCAATACTAGGTGCGTACCCATTCTCCATATATCTACCTATTTTAGATGCGAACTGTGCCTCCATATCAGGTATTAAGTCTTGTGCTATGCGTGAGGCTTTAGTTGAACCAGCGACACCTGGTAATAAATTCATAGACATATTTACAATATCTTCCGTAGAGATATTACCCGAAGTAGGTTTAACCTCATGAAAAATAGTGTTAGCGGCTAAATTAGCTAATGGTCTAGCAATAGCTCCAGTTGGATTGTTTCCGAAAGGTAAGTTGTTAACAGATTTCAAAACAGGCTGTCTGATATTGTTTTCATAAAAGTTTATACGTTTCTTTTGCGCTTCTGGAGTATCTGCGACAGCGTTACGAACCTTATTAACTGCTCCTAATATTCCCTGTAGAGTATCTTGGTTCATTTTAGTTAATCCATGGACGTATCTTCACCAGGCATATTAGTTGCTGTTTCTCCTAATTTATTTACCATTGCATCGTCATTCTCATCCATTAAATACGTTTGAAAATACATCATCGGTGCTGATTTTTGCATGAACGCGCGTTTTGCTCGTTCCTTCGGATTGTCGACACCTAGATCCTCGTAAAATGAAAGTAGATCAGATGCACCGAGCTTAAAGGTTTCCATTGCCATACGTTTACGCATGAGCTTATCAACAGCTGAGGCGGAAACTTGTACAATCATCCCATTACTTACTAAATCTTGAGTAATAGCAACATGAAGCTCTTCTCCATCCTTACCCACAATATCAATCATGTGCTGTTTTGTATAAAACAATCGAACAAATTGGAGTGACCACTCTGCCTGCCATATTGCGGCTTCGTTAATAGTATCCTCAACTAAATCATCAATAAATCCAAAATCTTGCTCACGATACATTTGAGCCTCACCTAGTGTCTGATCTCCCTCGCGAACACCACGGGTAGTGGCATTTATACCTATTATTTCAAATCCAACGCTTCTATTTTCAGCCTTTGATCGATACAACGCATCAGATGCTGGTGGAAGTTGTGCAAAGGTAAACGCTTTTCTTACATCATCCCCAGATACAGATAACGCCTGTTTAGGGTTTCTCCAATCAATAGATTTGACTGTTTCTTTGTCTAGAGCATCAGAGTTAAAGATTGGTTTACCTGAACTTCTTTCGTTCATCTCTACAATTTGTCGTCCTTCATCATTAATAAAATCTTGGAAAGAAATGGATTGTTCAATTGCAGTAGTAGCAGAGATAGGATTGTCTCCAAGTGATTCATATACCATAAAGAAGTATGGTTTTCGTGGCTGTTTAAAATAATTATAATAAATTGTTTGAGGTGCGGTTTCTGTTGCAAAGATCTCATACAACTCAGTGTCGGTCATTGGAGCTTTTTCTCTCATTTCTCCACTAAACAATGTAGGTCTGCCCTCATAATCATAATAAGGATTTCGTATCTTACCTAAAATTAGGTTGTCATATTTCCATACAACACCGTGTACTTTTTCCCATTTTGTTTTATTAGTTAACGTATCAACTGTATCTTTGTACCAATGAAACCAAACCTCAGATACTGTAATTTTTGTAGCCATTTTCATTTCTTGGCTGCGTTCGTCATTTTCCTTAAAATTCATTTTTTCAATCAATTCGTCCTTTTTCTTAGGAAACATCATGATTAATTCTTTCAGCGAAATCTCAGCATCCTCAGCAACGAACATCATATCGTCTGCATTATTTGTTTTACACAAATGATCCCACGTTATATTTTTTGGATAAATACTAATAAATTCGTAATCACCATCAAATCCTTTTTCTTTATTCCATCTTCCTTTAATAACTGAATAGAAAAATAGTCGTTCTTGGACATGAGCTAAACCTAACAGTTTTCTGTTCTCTCTACTTTTGATATTTGTATTCAACAAACCTTCCAAAAGTGAGGCATTTTCTGGTTCACTACCACTTTTAACTGTTAAGTCTGGAAGTCTTGAGGTAGCAATAGGTTTAATACGTCTAATACCCTCATAAATAATGTTTTCCATATATGGAGTGTGCCCGAAAAGGTCACTTTGCCATGTTGCTAGTTTTGACGTATTAATCTGATCTCCTAGATAATAACTAACGTTCTTGTCCTGTCTTGCGTATAAGTTTTTACCTTGATAATATTTTTTAGATGCTTTGATGCGTGTGTCTATAACTTCAATAAAATTATCGTCGTTAAGATCTAAATGAAGTGGATCCTGTATCTCTACAATCTTATTCTGTGCATTAATTAAATTAGTATCAAAAGTGTTGTTGTCCATATATAAACAAAAAACCACCCTTTTGTGGGTGGATTATTATCATCCTAATCTCAATTGTATCATGTTATTGCGTGACTCCTATTCTATATATAACTCCACAATCTGGGCACTGAAGGCTAATAAGTTGTGTTGCTGGCATAGTATTGTCACCGAGTGAAGGAGCCATCATAACGGCTCTATGTTGACTCTTAAATAAACCAAAGCGACAGAACATACAGTAATGCTGCCTAATCTCGTTAGAGAAAACTAATACCAGATCAAAATAATGTTTTTCTAGTCCTCTATCTCGAAGCCTTCGGTTAGCTGAGCTTGTCATTTGCTTTTGATTATACCGTCCTCCTTAGTATACATTTTTGCAAAATCATTTGATGTAAACGGTATCTGTTGACCGTCATAGTTAAATTTAATAGATTTTGACTCTTTTTTCGATTTAAACGAGTACGAACCAGGTTGTACTGACATAAATGTTATTCGTGATAAACCGTAACTTGCAGCATCAGCCATATTCTCCTCTCCATCCTTTGCATAAGCCTCAGTGAGGGTTTCGTCGTACGTTAAAGGTGGAACATAGTCCCAAAAATTCTTACAATTGCTGGTGATCATCCAATAAGGAAGACCAGACGCTGGATTAATAGCTAACCATCCGTGCATCATACCGACACGGTTAACACGAGATGACCCACCAGAATTCCCTCCTTTTTTAATAGTTACCCACTGTTCACCAAATAATTTTTTCCATTCGCGCATCATTTGTTTAGCAATACTTGAAGATCCATCTTGAAGAGGAGCGTGCATAGCTGGATCACTTACACCGTGTATTGGTCTTACATCCATCTTTACACAATCTTCGTATATGATACGAGCCCACTCTTGAGGTTCTTTTAAGTTTCCACACCACTCTTTGTATGTAATTAACTGTTTGTAATTTTGTCCGTCGGGTGCTGTTTTATCAATAATTGTCGTCATTAAAGCTGAAAATGCAGTCTTTTTTGAAGATGAATATCCCCAATCCATCCACAAAACATGGGGATACTTTTTACTAGGTATCATGGGTTTTAATGAATGAGTTGTCTCTCTTAGCTCAGAAAATACTTGTCCCTGAAATACATCAAAGTCACCATCACGCCAAGCACGACCCAAGTCTCCCTCCAGATTAACCAAGTACGTTATGTACTCAGGATTAAGAAAAGGGTTGTCTTTATAATTCATTGGAATAAAAACACATCCTTCAGCTTGTTTTTTAACATATCGATCACGAACCAGCGTGTGCCCAGGACCTCCAGGATTAAACGAGACATACATGCGTGGCCTCCAGCCAGCCTTAGATGTACGCAACGAACCACGAAGCTTTGTATACTTGTCTTCGGTGAGTTGGTTTAACTCCTCTACAATAATAATGTCGTATTCGATACCAACATATTTATCAATATCACTCGCAGTTTTAAATCCACCTAAGACAATATTTGAACCGTTATCGAGTTTAATAGTGCTTTTAGTACGTTTAAACGGTATATGACCAGTTAAAACTTTCAAGATAAGGTCATCGAAGCTTTCTTGTGCTGCCTTACCTGTTTGACGCAAAAATAACACTTTTAAATTAGGCATACGTTGACAATCATCTATTGCAGCCTGTGCAAGAACTGCATGTGACTTACTTCCACCACGAGAACCACCAATACCGATATCAGTAGGGCCATCAGGTAAGTCAGCTTTGCGAGCTTGTGCGTGAAATAACCACTGTTTAGGAAGAACTACACTATTAGCTTTAAGGAAAGTTTCTACCTGATCTCTAGGACATCCAGCGTTATACGCTGTCTGGATCATTCTTTGAAGCGCTTGTTTGTCCATATACCTTTGTAAGCTGTACATTAAAACTACCATCTACTACAAGAGGATTGTCTTCATCACCAGATAACTGTGTTTTTTGAAGTGGCATACCATCCATATAGTTCCACAACATTTTCATAGCCGTAACATCGCCCTTCATAGCTAACTCCATAACCTTAGCAGCAAGAGCCTGCTTAATCTCTGGCTTTTCGTTAAGCATAGCCTTAACAGTCTCAGTGATAGAGTAACCCTTAGGTGGTCTACCGTCGGGGTTGCCAGATTTTCCTTTTATAAATTGATTTTTCGGGTTAGGGTTAGCCATTCCTGCTCCTTTCCTGCAAATTTAGCATATCTTTTGCGTATAACGTCGCAATAAGCTGGACTTATTTCCATACAAAAACAGGTGCGGTTTGTCTGTTCACAGGCTATGAGGGTGGAGCCTGAGCCACCAAAGAGGTCAAGAACAATATCATCTTGTTTACTAGCGTGTAGTATTGGTTTTTTTAATAACTCTAGTGGTTTTGCTGTAGCGTGATCTTCGTTTCTGCCCATTGTGCGTTGTACACGCCATATATCTTGAAAGTCAGAGCCAATACGGTTATTTATCTCTGGTTTGCCTTTCTTGCCAACCACACACATTTCGTAAGTAAATTTATAATCAGAACCGAGTCCGTGAACAACTTTATCCCAGACAATTACATTGTGTACAGGCATAAGTTTTTCAAGTTCATCTTTAATTAAACCAACCTTACGCCAGTCTATGAACACATAGAATGCACATTCTCCCTTGGCGACCTTGTACATATTTTGTAGAGATTGTTGTAAAAGATGCAAATACTCCTCGTCTGTAAAAGAATCATTAAATACATGACTCATCCAGGATGAGTCAGCCTTTGGTTTCATACCCGTGTTGTATGGTGGGTCAGTTACTATCAAGTCTACTTTTCCACCCGAGTTACACAACTCCTCAACATCTGCGAGCTTTGTACTATCCCCACACATTAAACGGTGTCGTCCCAACTCGTATACCTCGCCTAATTTACTTTCAGGCTGACCTTCTGCTACCTCTGGTGCTTCATTCTCCTCAACAGGTAACAATGACGCTACAAGGTCATCAAGTGTCTGTGGTGCTTTCATGTCCACAGCGTATTGTGACCAATCAAAGTCTGGGTACTCTGGTATTAAGTTAGCAAGCAAGTCATCATCATAAAATCCAGCTCGGTCATTATCACTTAAAGCATATTCAAGTTTTTCTGCTTCAGTCTCTGGCGTAACAACAGATACCCATACGTCAGTAATACCAAGCTCTGTATAAGCTTTAAGACGCATATTGCCACCAATGACCTCATTATCCTGTGTAATAAGTAGCGGTTTGTATTGTCCGAGTTTAGTTATTTGTTTTTTAAGGCGTTCAAAGTCTTTTTTATTAATAGAACGAGGGTTTTTGTCCCAACCGTGAAGTTCTGATATGTTACGTGTCTCTGTTTTGACCAGCTCAGCCATTATCTATTTTATCACTTAATTAAACCGTCTGCTGTAATTTCTAACTTTGGAGAATCAACACTTTTAATTAATTCAACACCGTTAAATACAATTTTGTCATTTTTAAAGCCAAGATTTAAATTTAAAGTCTCAGCGTGTCGTTGTGCTTCCTGTACATACCAAGTGTATACAGATGGTGCCAGTGTAATGCTTTCAGGTTTTTTTCCAGTAAGGACCGTATGTAGCGCTATATAATTCTCAAAGTGAGAAAAACTAAGATTGTTTTTTTGATCTTCCATTTTTGTTATTTTTCTTTTTAACTTCTCTTTACGTTGACTCATTATAATCTTATTTTACACTTGCAGCAAGTTTTTTAGTATCAACATTTGTTTTTATATTCAAATGAGGTATATCGTTTTTCCATACATCCTTTGCATTAGCTACTTCAGCTTTTGTAATAGCTCCAGCTTTAATCATCTTTTTAGTACGATCTGGATACAACTGAGCAAACTCGCGAGAAAACTCACCTTGTCGATGTGATTGTACTAAATCATTCGCGTATTTTTTTCGATCATCACGTATCCTATCTGTTGTAAACTCAACATTGACAGGTTTAAAGTACAAAGAACATCCCCATCCGTCAATCTCCCCATTTTCAGTAGACCATTTAGTATGTTTCCAACCATGATCGTGGTGTTTCTTGTTACAAATAACGCAAAACATATATCCTTTTTCATTAAAAATGTCTCTTTTGGCTTTTTTTGATACAGGTTTTTTTTCTAATCTCTTTTTTTCAGCCTCGTACAACTTCCAGTAACATGTTTGACAATAAGTGTTGTTTTTCCAAGAACAAGCAACAAATCCAACATTTACACCACACTTTTTACAAAATCTTTCTTCGTAATAAAGAGCCATATAATTATTTATCAGGAATTATACCGTTATCTTTCTGTAATCGTATTCGATCTTCGTCAGCCTTTGCCTCTTCACTGTTTATATATTCCGTTTCAAACTTATCTTTGTACTGAATGACACCAGTACCTGGACTAATAAATATATTGTCTAAATCTTTCTTTATTTTTTTGATACTAGATACCTCTTTTCCTGACGTTCTACCTAAAATATAGAAAAAACTTGCAACTATTAAAAATTCAATCATTTTTGTCGTTTTTTATATCTTCCTTTATTGCTATTTAACATTTCATCTCGGCAATCAATACAGTAGAGACTACTTCCATGACCGTAGTATTTTACTTTACAAATTCTACACTCATTAACGCTTTTATTTAATTTGTATGGTTTTCCCGTGGCTCTCATATTTATTTATTTTTACCCTGTATATTTTTCTTCCAGTAATCATACTGCCAATGTTTTTTGCACTTACCTTTGGCAATTGGCGCGCGTTCACAACCTTCCTCAATACACTTTTTAGGTGTATTAAATACTTTTTTTAACATACATGAGTAACAATTACCCTCGTATGAGGAGATCATTAAAGAACCAAGTTTAGAACCTTCTTTAAGTACCCAAGCGATTCGTTTGTTTTGATTAGTCTCTCCACAATTAACACATACGCTAGGATTGCCATAATTGTACCTAATAAATCCAGATATACGTTTTTGAGATTTTAACTTGTCATTTTTCATGGTGCTTATTGGGGGACACCCTGCTCGATATCCCCCGTAAACATCAGAAACTAGCAAAAACTATACTCCAGTTAGATTGCAAGCAACCGTGACCGTTTGTTAGTTGATACTCATACTTAACTCCAGCCTTGAGTGCGCCAATTGGTGCAACTCCAAAGTTTGGATAGTCTCGTAGTGCATGTTTCATTCCCACTTGTCCTACTTCTCGGAAAGATACGTTTACCGTCCCTCCTAAAACTGTAGGCCAGTAAGCAATTACTGCATTCTGTCCATTTAATCGCTTAGCGACTGCGTGAGTAATAGGTGCTGGTGTTACTCCATCGCAAGTAGGGGCTCCT